ACCACTACATCCGACACGGCAATTACCCAAGGTTTTTTAGCCAAAGAAGGCTTATATTACGACGAAATCAAACAAAATATGACTCAAAAACCCACAAATGACACCAGTACAAATTTACCAGTACCTGCAGCAACAAAACGCATATTGATCGGCATTCCCACTGCAAAACACATTGAAGTGGAAACTTTTAAAAGTATCTATGACTTGATCATACCTGACGGTTATACAGCAACCTTTCAATACTTTTACGGCTACAACATTGATCAAGTACGCAACTTGATTGCACATTGGGTAGTCAACACTCCTTATGACTACTTGTTCAGCGTGGACAGTGATATTGCATTCGCGCCCGACACACTGGTCAAACTGCTGGCCCATGATCGTGATGCTGTTACTGGACTTTATATTCAACGTAAACCCGGGCAGCACATACTGGAAGTTTATGAGGACAATGGCCAAGGTGGCGTTACCAACATTCCTTATGAGAAGATCAAAGACCGTGGACTGATTGAAGTTGCCGGTGCTGGATTTGGCTGTATATTGGTCAAGCGAGCTGTGTTTGATGCCATTGGCTATCCACAGTTTAAATATCACAGTGCTATTGACCATGCCAACACCATCAGTGAAGATGTGTTCTTTTGTCGGCGTGCTAGGGAATGTGGATTCAAACTGTGGGCTGACACCAGCATCAAGTGTAGACACATTGGTGCAGGCGAGTTTGTGATCGATGACACTATTCCAGCAGTGCAACCACAGTCAACTCAGGATCGTCTCCGAGAACTGGGCAGTCAACGACTATTACCACAAAGTCATGTGGCATTCTTACATGCGCTACAAGCACAAGGTGTCAAGCCACAAGTCATTTACGACATTGGTGCTTGTGTACTGCACTGGACCAATGAAGCGCATCGTGTTTGGCCCGATGCACAATACTATGTGTTTGACGCCATGGACAGCGTGGAGTTTATATATCAAGAGGAAGGCCTGCGCTATCACATTGGTGTGCTCAGTGACACAGAACGTGCTGTGGACTTTTATCAAAACGACGAGCATCCTGGTGGCAACAGCTACTACTTGGAAAATGTAGCAGTGAATCCTGAAGCTCCTGCTTATTTTAATGAGCGGCATCGCCGACGGTTACGCACAGAAACACTGGACTCAGTAGTAAAGCAAAATGGATTCCCTTGGCCCGACCTCTTAAAGATTGACGTACAAGGTGCTGAACTGGATGTGCTGCGTGGTGGTGCAGAATGTCTCAAACACTGCAACCATGTGATACTGGAGCTGCAAGAAGTAGAGTACAACACCGGTGCTCCCTTGCGCGATACTGTAATCAACTACATGGCCGATCAAGGATTTGTGTGTCACGGTTTGTTCAGCAACAACGGTCCTGATGGTGATTACTATTTTAGCCGCAGCTAAATATTTGCATGGCTATCTCGTTCCCCACTTCACCTACAGTTAATCAAGTTTTTACCAGCAGCGGCAGCAGTTGGATTTGGAACGGAAACTATTGGCAAAGTCGCGGATCAGGGGTGGGTACATTTACCATACCCACCAGCTATTTGGTCCGCCGGCAAAGTTTTACTGCTACCGGTAGTAGTGCAAACTTTACACTGACGGTAGCGCCCAATTCTGTAGCTAATCTAATGGTTTATATTGCGGGTGTTGAACAACCGTCTAGTGCGTTTTCATTGTCAGGATCTGTAGTTACATTAACAACTACTCCCGCAGCTAATGCCGCTATTGAAATACTAGACTTTAGTTCGGGTGCGGTGCTGGGAGCCATTAATCGGTCAGTGCAAAACTTTGTTGCTACCGAAGGCCAAACGCTGATACTGTCGGCTACACAGTTTGTGCCGGCACTGACAGACCTATTCATAAACGGCATACTACAAAGCAGTAGCCAATACACTACTGCCAGCAGTGGGTATTCCATTACCATGCAGTATGGACTGGCTGCTGGCGATCTCATACGTTTGGTGGCCTACACCACAGTGGCCCCGGATCCTGTGGGTTTTGTGGTCAAGAGACAAAACTACTTGGTAGCTTCTACGCAGACTGTGTTCACTGTGTCTGCAGGATATAGGCCTGGCTACATTGACGTTTATGTCAACGGTGTTAGACTCATTGACGGTGTAGGATTTACTGCAGTTGATGGACAAACCCTAACACTGACCAGTGCTGCTACCACAGGGCAGCGAGTAGAAGTACAAAGCTATGTTACTTCTACCAATCAAGTTGCTGGAACATCTACCACATACTACAGTAGAAAATACACAGGGGATGGTACCACTACTACATTCCTAGTGTCGACCCCGTTGCTGTCGACCAATTCAGTGCTGGTATTTAAAAATGGACTACTGCAACTGCCGGTTGATGATTATAACGTAGTTGGTAGTCAAGTGGTGTTTGTTAGTGCACCGGCACTGAACGCTGTAATTCATATTCGCGAACTACCAGTTTAATTACCAACGTGATTCAGGGCACTGCTCTGCGAGGTCATAGACCTTTACTGGCATGACGTGTCCACTGAGTTGACAGGTGCCGTCCTCTTGATAGTGTTCACAGGCTTGGCACACAGTCAGCCGTTGATCGCCAATGGACTTGATGTTGATAATTTCAATTTGGGGGTCAAACATGATCTTTACCAAGAAATAATAATTTTTGCATCACTACGTCGTATTCAAAAATACGCCAAACTCCAGGATGTAAGGGAGTGGGTCTAGCGTCCAGTGTGGTCCAACAATAGCCACTGTGTTCGTCATTGAGTACAGGCACAAACTCGTGTTCAACCATCATGTAAAATGTATGATACACAAACCTTCGATCTGCAGCAGTGTATTGTTCAATAGGCACCAATCGAACAGGATTAAATGGCATGCCCAATTCTTCACAGTATTCTCTTGCTAGTGCTTGTGTAGGACTTTCGTTGTGTTCGGCTTTACCGCCCACAATACCCCAAGTTCCGCTGTAACTGCTGTTGGCCCGCTGCAGCCAAAGGTACCGTCCTGTTGATCGTGCGTGTACCAGTGCACCGCAGCCTACTAAATGTCCCAGTTCCATTACAGCACCAAATGCCAACGTCCTGCAGGGTACTCGCCATCATAGCTTTTTAGCCAATTGCTGCCGTTCCATTTGTATTGTACCCCGGTGTTGATATTGGTCACATAAGCATTGCCGGTTGTTGATGTTGACGCAAATGACACAGTCCAATCGGCACCGTCAAATTCAATAATGTCGTTGGCCGCGGCTGCAAAGTTTACACCCCAAGCCACAGTATTTGCAATACTGTCCAATAACAAATAGCGTTGTCCTGCTGCAGGTGTACTTAATTTCCCACCAGGCAAACTTTTAACTGGGTTGATAATAGCATCAATAGGCATCAGTGAATTAACCGGCACGGTGTCGGCGTCAACTGTGAAAAACAGCACGGTGGGATCTAAGGGATTCAGTGCAATAGTGCCTACAATGTCGGGTCCACCGTCTTCGGAACTGAAATGCATTTCACTGATACCGTTGCGTATGGACCCAAACACATTGATTACTGCAGGCCAATTTTGTGCGACATTTCCAGTATTGGAATTGGCGGTTGCGGTACTGTTTGGTAGGAATACTTGCAACTGCCCGCCCAACAACAGCACCGAATAATTCAGTGGTGTAACATACTGTCGCTGACCATTTAGCAGTTTGCCGGCCAATATAGCAGCTTCCATTTCTTCTTGTGTGTCGTAAATGCTGGCAATAATACGTTCGATAACACCCAATTTTTTAACCTTGGCTGGAGCACTGATCCAAATTGGCACTTGGAAAGTCAGTGTAGCAACGTCTATAGGGTTTTCGGTTCCAATTGGCACAGTGCGGTTGGTCCAACTAACATCAGTCAACTCTACGTAACTTAAACTGGTCCAGTCAACATAGTTGTCAGTGTTCTGTACTTCAATTGCTGGATTAAATATAGCTAGAATTTGTTCTAACAATTGCAACTTTTGTTCGGTACTGGATGTCCAAATATCCAGCTTTAGTGTTAACTCATAAGGCACTGGCATTAGACGTTCAACACTAAAGGTATTGCCTTGCACTTGTTGTAGTTCACCAGTAACAGGGTCAACTGCACGTTGACGTATACTCATTTTGCTAACAAAGTTAGGCTCTTGTACTCGAGTACGATCGTACTTGAGATCGGTAATGTTTACAGCCATGACCGGCACAGTGGACAAGTTGGTCTCACTGTTTTTTGCTAGAATTTGTGCTGCTTGTCTATTAGCGTCACCGTAGATTACCGGCACACGAATAAGAGCTTGTGCTCCTGTGCTGTCAAGCCCAGTTTCCACTTGGTAATTGCTCATGATGCGAATAAACTGCAGCAAGAACCTGCGAATTTGTTGGTCGTAAAAAAATAGCTGTGATGACATCGGTTAATCCTCAGGTGGGCGCAGGGCCTTGCTGAGACCTTGTCTACTGTCAATGAGATTACCACCTTTGGTAGCAACAACCCCAGCATTATTAAAGAATCCGCTCTTGAGTGTTTGATTATTGGCAGCACCGGTAGTGTAGTTAGTGCGTACTGCTGATTCAATCCTACGCCAAGCAAGCCCGTCCCACCTAAACATGACATTGGGCAAGTAGTCGGTACGCAGACAGTAGTCGCCGATATTGGGATAGCTGGGAAATTCAATACCTGACACTGCAGGAAATCCATTGGGCGGAACACCATCACCAGTTAAATAGCCGGTGATAACAGCATCGGGTGTTATGGTTTGACTGTCTACCGTGGCAATCGTACTGTCTACCGGCACGTCAAATAATCCGTGATCGGCTCGTAAGCTGTCGGGCACTTCGGGCCCAACCCCGGCTTTAACTGGTACTGTGTATAATTGTGAAGTATCATATCCGCTCAGTGGTACATCTCGTTCAGCTTGTGCAATAATTGCATCATTGATATTAATGAATGCATCGTATATAGTGCTAACTCCTGGGCCTTGATTAATAATGTCTTTGTACTCTTGACTGTCAACCATGGGCTCGCATTTGACACGCCACAAATGTGGCCACCAAGTTTGGCTAAATCCATCAGCATCTCTATTGGCGTCTTTGACCACATAATACTTTCTCAATGCTGCAGGCACTGTATTGTTTTCGTCTAATGGAAAATAGTCTTTGAGATGTTCCATTTCCAACACGTCGCCAACCATTAGTTTGCGTCCTAGCATTTGCACCATGTTGTTTATGTGAAAAGTCACAAATATAGTGTCGGTAGATAATTGAATACCAAATTGGCTTAGATCAAAATCGTTGTTGGCCACTTGATATATGCCTCGAATATTGAAAATATCGGGACGATACGAACGATCTCGGTTTTCTAAAAACAGTAGATCTTGAATGTTTTGTGCTGATGTATTAGTGTATTCGGGAACTGTTTCATCAACACTATCGGTTTGTGTTGCAGGACCAAGATATAGGTGTACATTAATTCCTGTGCCGCCCACAGTGAACTGTTCATTAATGATTCGGTCTAGAAATTTGAAATCATTGCTGTGGTTGGGCCGCCACATTGAAAGTCTAGGCATACTGGTCCTTTTGAATATTTATGGTTGGGCAACACCGGTTGACACACCAATTAAATACTGCTATACTGTTTGGAAGTTGACAATTTGGAGGCTGACATGGCTCGTATCAAAGTTGAAAAGTCCGCTCGTACAAAGACCCGTGCCCCACGGAACCCGTTGTTTCTTGATGAAAAGTATTACGGACCTGAGCCGACTTGGGATACTGCGACAGCTATGGAACTGACCGATGCTGAGTTTGATACACAACTGCGTCTCAGTTTTCGCTACTACAATTATTTTTACAGCAGCCGTGAACTGCGTCCCGAATTTAACAGTTGGTTGGCCAGCAGTAATTTAGTTGACTCAGATACCCTACGTGCCTATTTGAAATCGCCCGACAGTTTGACACCAATCACTGTTGCAGCCTTGGTACGGGCGCATAGGAAAGGCATGCCCATGCGTGATCGTTTCCGTGACCATATTAAAAATACAGTACTGAGTATTGTTAATCGTGAAGCATTGGGCACTGCTGTAGCTGAAACTGAAAAAGAAAAGCCCAAGGCGGTGGCAAAACAGCCTACAATTCAGGATCGTTTGCGTGAAATTGCCGAAGGGCATATTGCACATGTGGAAAGTTTTGAAGACCAATTAGAGTCGGATGCAGTGACTTTTGACGCTTACGGCTACTTTCACGAAAAGACTGTAACACAAGGTGCTGTTATTGCTGTCAGCAAGTTCTTCCAACCACATTTTGAAGAAATTGTTGCGGCAGCTGGGGGCGAGGACGAGCAGCTGAAGGAAGGCTATCGCAAATGGACCAAGACGCGTTTCAAACGCTACATTGCATTTTACACAGCCCTGTTCGCTGACATTGAAAAATATCAGCAACACAAAACAGTGGTTCGCAAGCCACGTGTTAAACGTGCACCCAGCAAAGAAAAATTAGTTGCCCGTGTCAAGTACATGAAGCAGGATGCGGCTCTTAAACTGACGTCAATCAATCCAGCAGACATTGTGGGTGCTGGTCAGCTTTGGGTGTTTAATACTCGTACTCGTAAATTGGGTGTGTATGTAGCTGATGCCCTACAAGGGCCATTGTCGATCAAAGGTACCAGCATAGTAGGATTTGATGAAGCTGCTAGCGTCAACAAAACTGTAAGGAAACCTGCAGATGCGTTGAGAGACTTTTTCAAAGCCACCAAGCCAGCTCTTAAAAAGTTTTTAAGTACAATCAAGTCCACAGAGTCCAAGTTGACAGGTAGGCTCAACGAGGATACTGTGTTGCTCAAGGTGCTGTAAGATAAATATCCAAAAGGATACTCTATGAGCTCTACACTTGACACACTGAGAGATAATATTACCGACTATATTTTTGATAGGTTGGGCTCGGGCATCGTTGACGTTGAACTAGATAAAAAACATGTGGACACGGCTATTAATCGTGCACTACAGCGTTATCGTCAACGTGCTCAGAACAGTGTAGAAGAAAGTTATGCGGTATTGAGTATCAACAAGGAGCAAAGTGACTATACACTGCCACAGGAAATCATCACTGTTAGGCAAGTGTTTAGACGAGGCATTGGATCCATAACCGGTACTACAGCTAGTCAATTTGAACCATTTGCTAGTGGTTATTTGAATACCTACATGTTGGTAGCTGGGCGTGTTGGTGGATTGGCCAGTTACGATATGTTTACGCAATACCAAGAGCTGGCCATGCGTATGTTAGGTGGACACATCAACTTTACATGGAACCAAGTTACTAAAACGATCAGCTTGATTAGAAAATTTCCAGTAGGCGGCGAAGACGTTATACTGTGGACTTATAATTACAAGCCTGAGATCGTTCTGCTAAGTGACTACTTGATTCAGCCTTGGATTCAAGACTATGCACTGGCAGTGAGCAAAGACATCATTGGCCAAGCAAGAGAAAAGTTTGGATCTATTGCTGGTCCACAAGGTGGCACACAGTTGAATGGTGGT